GCTGCTATACCGAAACTCACCACTACTATTGGTACTAGGCGCTCCCAGGCTGAATGCTGCGTCACGGAAGTTCTTGGCGGAAGGTATAGGGAATGCTCCAAAGGCGGGAACCTCCATTTTATATTTTTTTACACCAGTATTGCTGATATGTTCATGTAAAAAAATATTACCGCATGTACCAATTATTCGACAAGTAAGAACCCACATCCTGTGTAGATGTTTCTCCGCCAGTATTTGTAACCATCTTCATATTTGGTCCTTCATCTACGATGCTCTTGATTTTATTCGAACCGACGGAATAATTGAAATATTGGATTGTCGAAATATAACCACTAAAACGGTTGCTAGACTTGCTTTCACCAATATAAACCTTACCGTAATTTTGTAACGGAATACCAGCGGTTTTACGACGTTGTGCTAGACGACCGTTGACATATAGATCGATTACATTATTTGTTACACGAATGACAACGTTGACCCAATTCTTAATTGGAATATCAGTTGCTATGAGTCGTTCATGAAGATTTCTCGACCTATTCGCTTCATTATCATTCTTACCGTTGACATCGACCAACGCCAACAAAGATACATTTACACCTTTGTCTGACCTATCCGGGTTTGTTTCGTTGACAATATTAGTGAATTTGATATATAAACCTGGTGCGTTATTCGGATAATAGATCCCTTCACTTGGTGATTTTGTTCCTTCACCGCCTTTGCTAAAGATTCTTGAATACTTCTCCTGATTAATGGGGACTTGATTGATATAAAACCAGGCGGACCATGTATATTCTAAACCACCATCCTCATTCATCGATCTTGCTATAAATACAGAGTCTTTTTTCGAAGGATCCTGAGTTATTTCCATCGCCATATCTTCCGTATTTGCGGTTCCATCTAACACGAAAGGCGACATCGAAGGAAGCATCAAATACGACAATCCGATAATCGATAGTTTAACTGCGACTGAGAATACGATAAACACCATCAAAATAAATGCGAACTTTGCGACAAGACTGTTGGATTCCATAAATTCTTTCAAACCAAAACCGCCGCCGCTGCTACCGTTGGAGCTAGAAGATAAACCCGCGTTGCCTGGATTTGAAAAACTAGATGTAATTCCTTTAAAAAATCCGCCGCCGCCGTCGCCGTTGGATTCACTCATTATTATAGATTTCTTACTAATATAATCGAATAAAAAAAACAATATATTCACTTGTATAGATTGTTTTGATTGAAAATCACTTAATCTTCCAAACACTTCGTCACATTTAAGTGCTAACACTAGCCTGTTCCTGATTATCAACGATGAAGCTTAATTTCACCTTGTATTTATTAAGTAGATCGCTCCATGGACTTCCACCAAAACCCTGAGAGTATATATCCCATGCTTCTTGTGGGGCAATAGGTGCGGCTTTCAACTTTACATTTGTAATAAAACCAACATCACCTGTTTTTACTGCGTCTTTGTCATCGCCTAAAACAATACTTTGTGTTTCTTTAAGCTGTGATCCCTGATTTACAACGCATGACTTTACAAGTTTTCCATCGACATAAACATCCATCGCGGAACCGTTGAAGCTCACGATGAGATTCACCCATTTTTGAAGAGGAAACTCTGCGATTTCACAATCATATTGTGGATCAGGCGCCCCAGACCTTGGGAAAATCTGGACGGTATTAGTATCTGCTTTAAACTGAGCCCTAAATAGAGCAGAAGCCGCATCGCCAGAGAGACCCCTGTGAAAACTTACAATATTTGTGCCAGGCACCCATTTCTTAATGTAAAACCAAATTGATATTGCGCTATTCGCTTTGAAGCTACTTGGAAGGTTAGATCCTTGAAGCATCGTTTTATTTCCCCATTTCTGCATCGTGCCTAAAGTTGTATATGTTGTCGTCAAAGCTTTAAAAATGACATACAACAATAAAAGAATAACAACTATTGCTAGAACTAATTTTGAATTCATTCTCTTCGTATAATTATTGTATATATTATTTACTTTGAATACATAGTTGTTGTTCCAGCTTCTTTGACTTCGTCTTTAATCGTCTTCATTCCAATCATCGGAGGATTCTGAGATTTAAACATCGTATAAGTCCAGCGTATTTGTTCTTTTGTGAGCGGAACTTTATGAAATGCGAAGTTACAAATAGAACCATTTAATCCTTTGTTATTGCTTGTGTCGCCGATCGTGATTGGTTTCAATACAATATCAGGCATGATGAAGTCACTTCGAATCAACAATCGATTATTCATGAAAAAGTCCATCGTCTTTCCGTTGTAATTCACAACAAAGTAATTCCATTTTTGAAGAGGGATCGATACATCAAGTTCTTCCTCATTATCGATTAACATTCTTATTTGATTTTTTTTATTTTCATTTTTTCCGGCAATAATCGTATTGTAATTTGTTTTTGAATTGTAAATCGTGGTCTCATTCGATAATGGAGAACCGCTAATATCAAGTGTATTACACGACAATATCAATTCGGCACTCGAACTATTATATGTCATTTTTGGAACACCGCCGAAATCAAATATCTCTAAATGTTGGTTCACGGGAGTAGACATATTATTCAAGAAGAACCATCCTGAAATCGAATAATTGTAACGTTTTTTCTCCTCAACCGGACAGTTGGCTGCCTTATCTTCGGGTGTGCGATCAATACCCGTGTTATGATAAATGAAAATTTGAGGGCTTTGGGTATTCAATTTGGTATCATACTTCTGTTTCAGAGATACAGGGGCTGCTACGATTTGAGATGCTGATGCGCCAATATAGTTCAACAAATAAGGCCCGCCATATAGAATCGCAATAAGAAGTATCTCGATTGCCACAATAATCCAGATTGTACGTGTTGTATCACCGACTGCCGACTGGGATGATGTAAGCAAATCTAGGAATAAACAAGGAATGAATATAATGCCTAACCATATCAATTTCAATATTTTAAGACCAATATACGATTTTGTAAGATGGAATATGAACATAAATAATATCAGCACGACCATCACCCCATGCTGTTTATAATACGCGAGTGCGCACAACACGATAAAAAATACGGTGTTGATAATGAAGCGGACGTTGCTGAATAAATCTGTAATAGAGGGTTTCGTCTCTGTTCCTCCAACCATTTTTGCAGGATTCAACGTATCGATGAATTCTAATCCGTAATGAAAGAAGAGAATGGCGATGCCTAATACGGTCATTCCGGTGACCGACATACGTTCCTTGTCATCCTTTTCACGATCATATATCCATACAATCACCATTAAGATAATATACACGATATGAGTCGCACCAAACGCGAGCTGACGAAGTGGTTTTTGTTCATCTTCGGTTTTCATGTCATCAAATAAATACTTTTCAGGAGTTTTGTCGTTGTTGGATTGCTTGAATTTCTCTCGAATATACGCGACAACACCGGCTACGGCAACGATTGCGATAAGAACATAGATTGTATGTGCGGTTGGTGAGTTCAAATTTGCCATGATACCACCAGACGCTATTGTATCGGCACCAGCACCTTTATTCACAAACTCGGCATCAATCTTATATACATAATAAATGACAGCAAGAATAAGAATTACAAAGGATATGGTGAGTAATAACACTTTGATAAGTTTGCCGATTGCGCCGACTTTTGTTTCGCTGATTCCGGTGGGTTCGGCGGCGCCATTTTCATTTTCAACATCCATAGCATTTTTAGCATTTTTAGCATTTTTGTGAACCGATGTAACACTAGCTGGTGTCGGTGGTTCATTGTCCGTAGGAAACATGCGAAGATCGATCTCGCCGGCATTCCACTTCCAGAATTTCAGCTTGTCAAGTTCTTTGTTGCGGGCGACAATGAAATCTTGAATACCCGATAATGACGCAATACTGTAAATTCCTGCGCGGAATAATATTATAAAGAGCCACGGAACAAGATATATCGTTGTAAGTATCGATCGGAATACTCTTTTAACACCATTTTCGTTTTCAAAATCATCATGCAAGCCTCCCGGGAAATGATATCCTGCAGGTATCGCACAAATCGCTAGAAGAATAACAAAGGCGATCGCCCAACCCCAGTTTTCAGGTACGACAGGTAAAGTTGTACCTTTTATTTGACCCAAATAAACCCACCACCACAAGAGACCTAAAATAAATATTATCGAGAATAATATAGCAGAATAGATGACACCTTTAATTACACTTACTGAGTCATCATTGTCATCATGATTTCTATTGAACTGCCACACCTGAACCGATTGGGCAAATTTCAGTATCGAATCGAGACCTCCAACATTCATTTCTTTCACTATCGGAAGTAATAAAATCGCACACAATAAAAGACCAACAATAATAACAATAAAAAAGGCGTCGATAAGTTCTTTCACGCGTGGAAACATATCACCTGTAAATTTACTAGCAATCCAATCGCTTGTTTTTGGTGAAGTTGTAACATTCGTGAAAAGAACTGACACCCACATCACTAGCAAGATAACTGACAAAAATGGAATCATCGAAAACCATTTGGCAAAACGAATAAACGAAGTGCTTTTATCGGAATGGTCTATTAATAATTTGTCCCAATCATCTGATGTCATATTATCTTCTTTGATCTTCTTCTGTATCACGTCGGCATCAAGTGTGTCGTCGACACCATTACAAGCCGGATTTATCGTATAAAAAACATCATTCATAAACCAATCTTTATATGAATTAGGAATATTCCCACAGTCTGCTAGTTTCAAACGAACATTATAACACATAAGAATGAAAACAGCAATAATTACAGATAATATTGAAACCACGCTTAACATGGCATTTATCGGTGCGAATGTTTTCTTTTTATCTTCGTCGACTCGGGTTTGTATTGCCTCCTTAATCGCCTTTTCATCTATTACAATATTCGGGTCCTTTTTGGCTAGGTCTTTCATGACTTCTTGTCGAAGTTGTTGATAATATCCACTATTAGCATACTTGTTCTCTGGGTTTTTCTCTTTGTTCAAAATATCTCCTGCTGATGGTTCTACCAGGTTGGTTGCCGCGAATGTAATTGGAAAAGAAATATATCCGACGATCACTAGAATACCAAGTGCGATTGGTATTAGAAGTTTATGTATAGTGATTTGTAAAGTGTATCCGAATAACGTAATGATTAGACCAACTAGCGCAATAAACCATACGATTCCATGAACCAAAAATACCTTTTGTCCATATTCAGTTAAATCTTTGGCACCAACAAGACCTTCACTTTTTTGACTCGCAGCTAAGAATATCGACGCAGGTATTCCTATAATAAATATTATTATTCCTAAAATTTTACCAACTTTATTTAAACCGCCATCGTCTTCCGGTTTTACATTTCTCCAAATAATATAACCAACTGCCAAAAATACGGCGATCTGAAAAAATAAACCGAAACCTAATATTAAATCTGCGCTCGATTTTGCGAACGTTTCCTTATTTTCTTTCGTAGATAATGGATCATCTTTTACGTTGTCCATATTTATTTGAATTTCATTACCGCGAACGATCATCGGCACACCAATCAAAAATGAAATAACGATGTAATGGATCCATTCGCGGAGGGGTTCTTTTTCGATTAATATTTTACATATTCCGAATATCATCGCCCCGATTAACAAAATAGACCCGAATCCTATCATGCTTCGTGTGAGGTCGAAATTACTTACTTTATCTGACGCTTGAATGCTGCCGAATCCCATACCTAATCCGAGAATAAATAGACAGAACAGGATGATTGGTATTCCATAGAACTGTACATTCCCTCTGGTCGGAGCAACGTTAAGTGTGACGCCATGAAACCATGGTATAGGCAACGTAAAAAGTGGTGACGTGTTTGAGAATAAAGGCTCATCAGGTGGTGACGGGAGTATTATAGCGTTTTCTTCTCTTAATACAAGAAAGCTATTCGGAGAAAGATAATGGATATACAAGACATAAAGAAATGTAAGAATCAGCGATACGAATATTGGCCAATTCCCTATCAATAATTCAGAAGACACGAATGTTATTAGTAATATGACAACAAGGACGATAATCGGTAAATAATTCGATATTTTTTTAATGTGTAATGAATCTTCGAGAAGAGATATCGCATTTTTTTCAGTTTTTCCATCGTCGTTATTTGGATCTAAAATACGGATCGCCGCCGCCGCCGCCGCCGCCGCCTTCTCTCCCGCCGCCACCTCCTCTCCCTCATCCGTAGTTACACTCATAAAGTTTATTATTATTTATAATGATAACACCCTCAGTTATTATTATAAGATATAATAATGTCGGGATGACTACGAAACCCGCAACAGGTATTACTACAACATGACCTGTAAATCTACAAAAATGTCATCGCGGTCTTTTTCCCATGACAATCTCGACATAAAGCGACTAAATTATCTACATGGTTTGACCCTCCATGTTCTAGGGCGATGACATGATCTACTTCGAACCAAGCGGGAAGCTGGCGCTGACAATCACCGCATTTCCACCCCTGTTGTGCAGCAACATACTTTTTCTTTGTTTCACTTACGCTACGCTTGCTACTGTTTTTGCCGGAGTTCAGCAACCGTCTCTCAGCGGGGGTTGCGCCGGGGGTGGCTCCTCCCAAAGACGGTTGTGCCATTCGTGTTCCTCTACCTACTGCACCGCCCATCGCTCCGCCCATCGCACCACCTACCCCCCCGCCCATCGCTCCGCCGTCGTGGGGGGGTAGAGCACCCGCGGCACGCCCAGTCATATCAAAAAATGGTGTTATCATATCAGCGGTTCCTTTACTTATCGGCATATACTTGATGATATCGTTGGCATGAAATAACAATTGCCTAGAGTTTTCCGGATTGCGGCGTAGAAACATGAAGAGAGATAGACCGATGAACCCGAATGTCGCCATCTTAATCCATTTTTGATTGCTTTGGAACATCTTTAACGGTTGGCCGTCATAGTATGTGTTGATAATCAGAACCGCCGTAATAATAAATACGATGTATTCGGTTTTTACCATTTATTAAGAGGTTTAACTTGATAAGTTATATATAGTCTCGAATATTTAGCTACCGATTATGATAATAATAAGCCGCATACCCCAATCCCCCTAATAATAACAAATACACGAGCTTATCTCGATACTTCAATTCTTCCAATATTTGGACAGACTTCGGGCGATAATGTAAATAATATGTCTCGAGAGCATCATGTAAGCTCACTTCATCCTTCATCAAGAGAACGTTGTAACGATTATGAATGAAATGAACCCAACGAATAAATGAATCGCGGCTGTCTAAATATGGTGTTACCGGATATTTCCCCAACATTCGGTCAAACTCAGAAGCCATTTCTGGATCAGGTATACACATCGAAAAGTTTTGGACGAAATCGTAGTATTTTTTACGCGTGACATCATTTACATGATCCGGATAATTGACCGCGACTGTCATTAAAAAGAACCAGTATTGGGGTCCCCATACTTTCGCGTCGAGTCGGAGCATCGATTGCGTTGCCTATAATGAAACGACATAAAAACAAAGATAGAACTACGATAAGCGAATTTTAAAGATGGAAGACCAAGACGAAATACAAGAGGTAAATAATCCTAAATCTGCGTTATCATATCTTGAAATAACCCAAATACGAAATCATCGAACGAAATATACAATCGGGGTAGCCAACGCTGGAACGCTTGTAAGCAGTGGAGAATCGAACAAATATTTCTGTAATAATTGTAATCGAACAAATCACGTATATAATAATTGCCGCGCTCCAATTACAAGTATCGGCGTGATTGCGTTTCGTTGTGGCGAAACTGGACCAGAGTTTCTCATGATACGTCGACGTGATTCATTCGGCTTCGTTGATTTCGTTCGAGGTAAATATTCTTTGAACGATGAAGCATATATTCAACGTATTATCGATGAGATGACGATCTCTGAAAAAGCGAACCTATTACGATTGACGTTCGAACAACTTTGGCGTTTATTATGGGGTGAATACACGCGAAGCAGCCAGTATAAAAATGAAGAACAGATATCGTTTGAAAAGTATCGTCAGGTTATTGGGGGGATACGCACAAAAGACGGGCGCGTTAAGACCCTTCATCAATTTATTGAGGATTCAACGACAAATTGGACTGAAACTGAATGGGGGTTTCCGAAAGGCCGACGGAATTATAACGAAAAAGACCTACCATGTGCACTGAGAGAATGCCTTGAAGAGACCGGATATGATATCGGAAATGATAATGTAATTCAAAATATTGCTCCATTCGAAGAAATATTTATGGGGTCGGATATGAAATGTTATAAGCAGAAGTATTTTCTTGCGATGGTTGATTTAGATAAGAAACCGAAAAAGGCACATGATATTATGGAGGTTGGCCTCATGAAATGGATGTCATTTGACGAATGTATTAAAACGATACGACCTTACAATTTAGAAAAAATCGGTATTGTTCGTAAGATCAACAACATATTATCCCGCTATCAGATTTTTTGAATCCTTTTTATTTTGCGTATGTATATAAAGGGTCCATCACAATATAAAATAATAGATACGATACATAAGAACCTACCTATGGCCGAAGAACAAGAAAATATACCAATAGAATTAACGATTCGTCCTTCGGGTAGTCCGTCAGTTGCTTCCGTTGCTGCTGCTGCCATGGCCGTAATGCCTGAGAATGCGCCGATTGTCGCCGGCATAGAGAGTGAATCTATACAAAAAATGCGAACAATAAAACCGAAAGCGAAACCAGGAGCAGGTGCAGGTGCAGGAGCTGTTGCTGCTGCCCAGCCTGCGGTTGTTCGGACAGAAGACCCGAAAACTATGATTAAGAGAATGAAACGAGATCTGGAAGAAGGCCGACGACGTCTCAAACCGGAAGAAATCAATAATCCATTTAGTAAGGAATTCAATAAACTTCTCCTTAAAAAAGAATTACTTGAACGAGAGATGACGATACATGATATTGGAATTTTACCGATGGACGGTGATGGAGACAGCGAAAGGCAAGGCGCTGATGTCGCCGCCACCGCTGCGGTATTATCCGGTCTGTATCCAACCTTAAACGATCCTAATTTTAATACTAAAATAGCACTTCGTAAAGAGTTTTTTGATACAAAAATGGATGTTGATAATACAAAAAATGTGGAAGAAGAGGCAGAAATTTTGTGTAATGCGCAAATCGAATTGGCGCCCAATCAACAATTTGTTCGGAATTTTCTCTCTGTGGAGACCCCGTATAATAGTTTGCTGTTATATCATGGTCTAGGAACCGGAAAAACATGTTCCGCGATTAGTGTTGCCGAAGAGATGCGGGATTATATGAAACAAATGGGAATTACACAGCAAATTATTGTTGTAGCTTCGCCGAATGTTCAAGAGAATTTTCGACTTCAGCTATTTGATGAACGCGAACTTCGAGAGATCGAGCCTGGTGTGTGGAATATTCGCGCATGCACCGGAAATAAATTTATCAAAGAGATAAACCCGATGAATATGAAAGGGCTAACACGTGATAAGGTGATCAAACAGATACGTCGTCTTATTTCATCGCATTACTTATTTTTCGGTTATAACGAATTTGCGAATTATACACGCACTCATGCTTCCAGTATTGGCATATCACAAGATGATATAGCGATTCAAGAAGTGCGTCGTAAAACCACGATGACTGCGGCATCTAGTGGTGCCGGTGCCGGTGCCGGTGCCGTCGCCGCATCAGTCAAAAAAGGACGTAAATCAGTTGCTGAACTTGCCAAGGCGGCTGAAATGGAGATACTTGCGATAGAAACCCTTTCTGTGACGAAGCTGCGTAAATTATTCGCAAATACACTTATTATTATTGATGAGGTTCATAACATTCGCATTACCGACGATAATCGCGATAAACGTGTTGCAAAGATATTGTTCCAGATCGTTCAAAAGGTAAATAATGTACGATTACTACTTCTCTCAGGCACGCCCATGTATAATAGTTACAAGGAAATTGTCTGGTTGATTAACCTTATGAACTTGAATGACCGTCGCGCAACCATCGATATCGCCGATGTATTCGATGACCGTGGTAATTTCCGTCTAGATGCTGATGGTCGAGAGATCGGGAAGGAACTTCTTATCCGTAAAGCGACTGGATATGTTTCATTCGTTCGTGGTGAAAATCCATACACATTTCCTTATCGTATCTATCCGAGAGAACATTCGCCAGAGTTCTCGCTTCTTGCGCGACTTTCCCGGGAAGCGGGAATGGGAGCAGGAGGCGGAGGCGGAGGATATCCACGTCGTCAGCTGAACGGGCGTTATATTGAACAACCGATTGAACATATCGACGTATATATGACGCGCGCAGGAGATATACAGGAAGCAGCATATCGGTTTATTATTAACGATATGAAGGCGATGTATATTTATAAGAAGACCGCGATGGTTCGACGAAAGAAAGCGGCGGCGGCGGCGGCGGTTGCTGATTCGGCGGCAGAAGAAGGAAAAGAAAGCGGCAACGGAAAGGGCAAAGGAAAGAGCAAAGGAAAAGGAGTGGCGGCAAGCGCAGGAACGGAACCGACATCAGGAGCAGCAGCCACACCGAGCGCTGTTATTGATGAATCCACATTAGTCGAAGCTGCGGATTTTCCGTCATTTGAAAATATGGATACGATTGGTTATGCGGCTGTTCAACGACCGCTTGAAGCCTTGAACATGGTATATCCGCACCCATCTCTCATCGAATATGTGAATGATCCAAATGATGAATTTGATATTGCGGCATGTATTGGTAAAGATGGATTACGTCATATCATGTCGTATGAAGAGGTAGGAAACCCACCGATGAGATTGAATTTCGAATACCGACCGGAATTTATACGAGGATTTAAACTCCCGCGCGGTGAAACAACGACAAAAGCGTCATCTCGTATCTTCGCACCAGAAAATATTGGCCGATATTCAGCGAAAATAAAGCAAATAACGGATAAGATCATGGTAAGCGAAGGCATAATTCTTGTGTATAGTCAGTATATTGATGGTGGTGTTGTTCCAATCGCCCTCGCATTAGAGGAACTAGGTTTTACACGTTACAGCGTTGCTGGCGGGAATTCTTCACTCTTCCGAAATAAACCTACACAAAATATCGATTCGATTACGATGCTTCCCCAACGCCGACATAACGCAGACTATCCCGACCAACCTTTTCGACCAGCACGTTATTCTGTTATCACTGGTGATCCCACGATTTCACCAGATAATTTACATGAGTTGAAGACACTCACGAGTGAAAATAACACGAATGGTGAAAATGTGAAGGTTGTCATTATATCTGTTGCAGGAAGCGAAGGTCTTGATTTTAAAAACATTCGTCAAGTCCATATTTTGGAGCCTTGGTATAACATGA